TAGTACTATTTCTTAATTTTGACATTGATAGGTTCGTGTTGTTTAGTTGTGTAAATGTGATGAAGCTCATCATAAGCCTCGTTGTAATTCCATCGCGGGCACTTAAAAGACATTGTTCTATGTTTAGGGTAGTCTTCCTGCCATACCCAAGTGCCGCTACAGCCAGTAGAAAGAAAAAGAAGGAGGAAACATAGAATTAATCCGCCTATGGGAGTGTACAAAGTCATCTTAGCAAGATAATTATACTCATTATGAATCCTATCGGTACTCCAGCTGCTATAATCAGGTAACTCTTCCATTGTTCTTTTAGGTCGTTTTTATTTATCAAATAGATACTTGCGGTTTTCTCTTTCCAATTACGTTTTCTAGCGATTTTAGCCATTATTCTTTCCTGCTTGGTTCTCTTGATGGGGGCTGAGGTACGCCCTTGCTAATTGATCTTGAGGGTGGAGATACCGGTCTGCTCGGAGGTACAGGCCTAGATGGCCTAGACTGTTGCTTAGTGACATGTTCGTGATAATGTCTTTGCCTAGGGGTGTAGTGGTGGTAATGATGATGGTCCACGTGATGATCAAAATGGTGATGGTGATTACAATGATGATGATCGCATTCTACGACTTCCCAGTTTGCACAACCGCATGTAGAAAATGCAAAAACAATTAGTATAAAAAAAGTAATTAAAAGTTCCTTAATGTATTTTTTCATCTTACTCCCGATCCTGTTCTCATAAGTGGTATACTCAAAGAATTTGTTTTATTTTGAAAAGCTTCTTCTAGTAAAGGTTTTTTATCGTCAATAAAAAAGTAGAGCATGAGAACAATGAAACAGGCGGTAAGGCCAGAAGCCATGCTCCATTTATTCGATAGTCCATTTGTAGATTGGGTTTTCATAGTTAAAGTCGTTTAGCGACCTTAGGTACTCCATGTATTCATCTCTCTCTTCTCTAGTGAGTTCGGTACGTAGATTGCCTCTCCTTTCCTGTATCTTACGAGCTTTAGCTTCTACAGGATCTTCCTCAAACATTATTACACCTACTAAAATAAAAACCAATAATAACAATGACTTTAATCCTTCTTTTAAGAACTTCATCTATTACGTTTTAACTTTTTTACAATCCATTTTACAAAAGATATAAGTCCGTGATAAACAAAACCTATGGCATAAGGAATAAATAAGAGAAATTGCAGCTTATTTTTAGTTTTATTATTTTGATTAATCATTTCATTTATAGCTTTTAATGTATCTTTATCAGCGCTCCATCTCTCATCCTTCCAAGTGATACAATATATTTTCATTCATTCATTTCTTTTTTATTGTTTTGCCTCTCTTGTTTCCAAAATTTTCTTTTCCAATATTTACGCAAATGCTTCCACCATTGGGGAGACTTAGTCAGTTTACTTTGTTTAGCCATTGTTCTTTTTTCTCTCTTGTATGGTGAGTTTTTCTTGTTTGTTGCCAAAAGCGCTATGCCTTGGGTTGCAGCAGCATTGACATCGCGGTTTGTTATCTCTTGTTTTTTCCACTTTACCTGTTTTATAATTTATATGTTTTCTTGTTGTTCTACTCATCAGTTTTAAACTCCGCTTTCTTTGTGCCGCGCCATGTAGGAAATTCAGTTCTGCCAAAATTAGGCCCATAGGCAGTCCACATATGAACTGTTGACCCGTGCTTAACTATAACCGGACCCCAGTCTTCAAACTTTAAGCCGGGGATATCCATTTGATTTACGTATTGATGGACACCATTAGATATAAGTATATGGTCATTGTCTCCTGCGTCCATGCAACGCTGAGCCATATTTATACCTGAACCAGAAACATTTGGATTGTCGTTGATATCTTTGACTGGAACAACAGGTCCAGAGTATACTCCGTTACGTAATCCTATCTGCGGGTGCTTGTAGGTCTTCTTTCCGACATCTACCGCACACTTAAACGCTGCATGAACGGAATTGAAGAATACCAGCGCCATGCCATCCCCTGTTGGCAGTATTATTAGTTTGCCTTGCCTGTTTGCTTGTTGAAATCCTTCAGTGCCTTTGACATAAGATATAAGCTCGTCTGTGACTTTTTTTTGCTCCGCTGTACTCTTATTTGAGTACCCTACAATATCCATGAAGTATGTATGTGCTTCGCAGGGGCTATCATAAACTAAAGACTCTCCTTTTAGCTTGAAAGGGTCTTCTCCCCACTTCCACTTGATAACTCGTTGCCTTTTCTTCTTTTCTTCCTCTTGTTGGATTTTCTTTCTAACCTCGGCGGCCTGATCTTCTTTTTGTTTCATCTGCGCGGCTGCCGCCTCTAGTCTCTTTATTTTGTCAGATTTAGACTCGAATAACTTGCCCAATAATCCTTCTGGTTGCTTAGGGGTGTCTTCGTATGTTAGTCCTTTGAATTCCGGTTCGTCATTGCCAACTTTAATTTGGCCTGCGGGCTTCTTATACTTTACTTGGCCTCTCTCAGAATGTTTCATTGCGCCTTTAGAGACCAAATATTTTAACATCTCCTCATTCCCGTTATCATTAGCTATTTCCCAAGGGTTAAGTTGGTCTAGCTCTGGTTCAAACGTAGAACCATTTACGTTAGCTTTATTATCAACAAGTAATTTTAGTATATCTATATTACCGATTTCAACTGCATAATGTATAGGCATCCATCCTCTCTCGTCTCTTGCATTTATTTTTATAGAGTCATCTTCTAGTAGGCATTCTATCTCATCTAAGTCTTGCATTTGAACTGCTTGATGCAAGTTTAAATCTTCCGCGCAAAACTTCCCGCCTTTAGCTATTAGATTATTTAATATCTTAGTTCGATGTGGACCTTCTGCAACATCCATAGGATGAACTATTGGAGTCTTATTCTCTTTATTCTCTTCTAAGGCTAGATTCCAATCGTTTTGTTTTTGGCCTTCAGGCGGCTTGCTTTTTATATTAGGGTTTACTCCTGCGTCTAGGATTACCTGTACTATTTTAGCCTTACTATAATTAGCCGCGTAATGCAAGGGACTCCAACCTTGCTCTTTATCTAAAGATAGAAACAGCTTTTTGTTGTTTAAAGCTTTTTTGATCCCTTTTAAATTACCAGCACTCGCTAGAGTATGTATTTCTCCCATACTAAACATTACACAATATTAAAATTCAATATTTGTGCTTTTGTAATAAATATTATCTTTTTCAGAGGTTCCTTGTACGAAGACAGGCTTTTTTAGAGCGTAAACGTTTAAGACAGGCATTAATTCAAAAGACCACATTACATCGACAGGGACTCCCCCTTTTTTTATATTGCAACACAATGCGGCTACTACTAACTGTAAAGCCTTTTTGACTGAATTTAGATTATAAAAACATACAGCATGAGTAGATGCCATTCTTTTTAATTTTACTAGATGTGGGTAGTTTTCAACTGTTGAGTATCTTTCTTTTTGCCCGAAAGTGTCAGAAGATATACCGTAATAAATAATATCACATTCTTTGGGGATATCAAATTTATCAATAGGTCTTATTTGATTAGCATCGCCTTCTAGTACAAGAACAGGAAAAAGGTCATCTTTTTTATGGTAATCCTCAGTTATTTTAATCAGAGTCTTTGCCCAAGCTAAATTTGTTCCTGAGGTTTTAGAGACTCCTATTACTGGCGTTACTCTGTTGTACTTGGCGGGACATAAGTCTTCTGTTATCTTATATATCTCCATAAGATAAAAGTCGACTGTCGGAATTAATCAACAGTTTTAAGCCGGAGACCCTGATGAACCGTCAGAGCCATCGGAACCGTCAGAACCGTCAGAACCGTCTCCGCCAGTAAAAGAGGGAGCCGGGGTTGGGCTAGGGGTTCCTGCTGAACCACCAGAACCATCACTACCATCAGAACCATCAGAACCATCACTACCGTCTGAATGAGTGGGTCTTAGCGTTGGCGTTGGTGTTGGAGCCCCAGACGAACCATTGCTTCCGGCTGAACCAGCTGAACCATCGCTGCCATCTGAGCCATTAGTTGTATAATTAGTTGTCATTACTACTCTTTTGAATTCTCTAGCGCTACCAGCGAACCCGCATTTGGGACACTGTCGCTTCCTGCTAAATAATCTTTTGAACATATTAAACATACCTTCTACCTTCTTATACGTTTTTTTATCAAAAATACAAAAAAATAAATATAACGATATGATGGCAAAGAAAGTTATTATCACTTGGCAGGCTTCCCATGAAGCTGTGGTGGGTCTCACTTTTGACGAGGACCTAGACATACAATCCTTTGAGAAAGATTTGAACGATAATGAAGCAGAAGCTTCCGAACCTAATGGAGCATTAGCTAAAATAGAGCAAATGACCAGAGAGGGTAAGGTAGACTTTCAGAATATGGCCAACGTACAATTAAAAAACTTTAAAGTAAGAGAGCTTTAATTATTGAGTATCGTTTAGCTTTCTGTTTCTAGGTAAAGTGTTTTGGCTTATTTTCTCAAGCTTGACATCTAACTTATCAAATCTATCGTGGATTATGTCTATTGCATGAGTTAAATCATTTTTAGTTACATAATTTTTTGGTAAGTCAATTGCCATATTTGTTAGTTTATCTGTCATTTCGTCGTGCTTCTTCCATAACTCATCTATACTGTGATAAGCTCTTTTAACTATTAAGCCAACCATAAAGCCCCCTACTGCTAATATACCTTCTATAATATAATGTACTGAATTATCCATAATTAATCTTTATTTTTGGCGTTGTCTTTTAGATCCATAACGATTTCAGCGATATGCTCTTTAACTTGTCGTTTTTCCACCTGATCTTCGTATCCCGGTTCTCCCGCTTTATATAAATACGGATAAGATCCGTTTTTGGGAAGTTGTTTCTCTACAACTAGCAATTTTAGTCTGTCATTGGGTACGATCATCTTGGTTCCCCTATCACTCATATAAAAAATCGACTTGAGAAAACCGACGCGAACTATACGCGCTTGCCTACCTGAGATATAAAGAATATCGTCATTTGAAAAGTCTGAGCCTATCCACACCATAAAGCCTTCTGCAGCTTTATGTATAGCGTCTTTGCCAAGCAGTGCTAAAAACGCAAACAATGCAAACCATCCATATTTGCCCATCATGTGCTCTATGACCTTTACGGTTTCGGGAGCTACTAATTGCTGTTCCATAATTCAGTACAAATAATTACACTGAATATGAGCTAAAAATGTGTATTATAATAATATGGAAGATCAAATCGCAAGTGCCGGTCAGAACTTTATCGGCGAACACGGTTGGCTACTGCTAGCGGGAGCAGCAGGAATTATTTTCAAAGAGACCATAACCAGTTTTGCAGCTGCAGTTTCCATGTCTCTTTTTGGCGGTATAAAATCTGATGATGTTTACATCATGGGAGGAAGAGTTTGTAGAATCGTAAGAGTAGGCTTAAGAAGCACTACATTTTATTTTAACGACACAAAAACAAAAGTAGATATTGCTAATGAGGACATTAAAGGTTTGAGATTAGAGAAGAAAATCAAACCTATGGAAGAGGAAGCTTAAAAACTAACATGCCAAAGATAAGAGTTGATCAGTTGGCTGATTCTCTAGAAGAATTGGGTAATCCTAAGGGTAGAGCTCTACAAAGAGAGCCAATTAGACCTCGAGAAAAGTTTCATATAGAAAACTTTGATTGGACAGAAAAACAAAAAGAGTTTATCAAAATAGCTCTAAATAAAGAGTCTAAAATACTTTTTGCTAAAGGTCCTGCGGGCTGCTCGAAAACTTTGTTAAGCGTTTACTGTGCCTTGCATTTATTAAACGAAGGCAAAGTATCTGAGATAGTCTATGTTAGGTCTGCCGTAGAAAGCTCGGACTCTAGAATGGGCTTTTTGCCGGGAGACGCAGATCAAAAACTACATTTCTATAATCTTCCGTTCCTTCATAAGTTAGAAGAATTAGTGTGCCCTAATGTAATCAAAAAGCTTCAGAAAGACGAAAGAGTGTCCACTTACCCAGTAAATTTTTGCAGGGGCATGAGTTGGAATTCTAAGTGTTTAATATTTGATGAATGCCAAAATAGCACTGTTAAAGAGATAGTTACGGTATTGACTAGATTGGGAATGAGCTCTAAATGCTTTGTGTTAGCTGACCCAGCTCAGACAGACCTAAAGAATGGAGCTAGAGGAGGCTTCGAGAAAATACAAAATCTGTTTACCGATAAAGAGAGTAAAGACTTCGGTATAAATACTTTTGAATTTGACGAATCTGACGTTGTCAGATCAGAGCTTGTCAAGTTTTTAGTAACTAAGTTTAAAGATGTTACGACAGTGAGCTAGTCTTCTTTGTCGACACATTGGACTGTTTGCCTCCATCCATCTTTATGTAAGATATTGGTCACCGTACTGCAAAATCTTCTAACCTTTTTCTCTGGTATATCCCAAAAGAAGGAATGAAAGATTTCTTCTAGCATGACAGCCATTTCTCTTTTTGGCGGCAAGTCTGGCGAGACGTGGATCTTTGGTCCTTTGTAATCTGGAGGATCACATAGGCCATCTGCGTTGTAGCTATAATGAGGTCGCTTCTTATAGATCTTATACTTTATTCCATCGTTATTGGTAAAAGTGTAATTATGCATAATATTTTTATAACAAAATGTTGTTTAGTTGTAATAACTAGTTACCTAGTTTTAAAACGTTATTTGTAAAAAAACATGTCTAAGTTTAAAAAAGTTACTTATTGTAAATCTTGCGGGGGTCCTAACCATTGGTTAATAGAGGGAGGCTCTTCATTACCGAAGAAGCCTAAGTTCTGCGCTTCCTGTGGTTGCAATTTAACTACAGGGGAAAAACGTCAACAAAAGGTGGTTGCCGAGGAGGAGATTGAAGAAGATATAGAAATACCTGCGAATATCCCTCCCCTCGAATTAGACATGGAGGCGTCTTACTTTCCTAAGAGAGATTCCCAGTCTTTGGGTCATATGATTGCTCCGGTTTTAAAAGAGGAAGAATAAAATTAAAATATGCCCAAGAAGAAGGCAGCTAAACCCAAAAAAGAATTTGAGAATTGTATTGAAATCATTGACCAAGAAATATCTAAAAGAAAAAATAAATGGACTTTAACTTCTATTTCTTGGATGGATTTTGATGATATTTCTCAGATACTGAAAATACATATATTTAAAAAATGGCATTTGTATGACCAAAACAAGCCGCTTTCCCCTTGGTTGAATAGAATAATATCTAATCAACTTAAAAATTTAATTCGCAATAATTACAGCAACTACTGTAAGCCTTGTTTGAAATGTGCAGCAGCCGAGCCTGACTCGGGATGTGCTATATATGGGTCTCAGGACGCGAGATGCCCTTTGTTTAAAAACTGGTTAGCTAAGAAAAAGTCTGCCTATGACGTTAAGATGGCTTTACCCTTAGAAAATCATCAAAGCGAAGTTCGTGATGTTGAAGTCTCTTCGTCGAACATAGAAATGGGGATAAAGAAACTCAACGAAAAGCTAAAAGAAATTTTAAAACCTAATGAGTGGATTGTCTACAAGGGATTTTATATAGATAATGAGACCGAGGTAGAGATAGCTAAAAAGCTAAATTTTAAAACTACCGAGAAGAATAGAACTCCCGGATATAAACAAATAAAAAATATACAAAAATCAATTATAACTAAAGCTAGGAAAATTTTAGACAAAAACGATTTAGATTGGTCATGATTGATATCCCTCAGTTAAAAAATACTATAAAAGTAAGCGAGACAGGCTCTATTGGAAATTTTTTAGAAGAAGATAGAGAGAATACTATTTCATCTATAAACACTAGAAGAATAAAGTATCCCATACCATATAACGAAGTCAACGGAAGCAAGAACCACTCAAGAGAGCTTAGATCTAAAGGATGGTTAAAGCTAGAGGGAGGCCTGTCTCATAAAAAGTATATTTTAGACGAGATAAGCAAAAAATTAAACCATATTTTAGATGGAGGTCGCCTAGACATAGATTCTGACTTAGGAAGACAAGTTGGTGAATATGGGTTTAATACAATGAATCAATCAGAGGCAAGAAATAACCAGCTTTTCTTATCAGTCCCCGAGCCCTTGTATAATGTGCCGGAGATCTCAGAGATAATATTTGATGACGCTTTGGTTAACGTAGCTAAAAGCTTCTTTGAATGCATGCCAGCCATAGGAACTCTAAATCTAAGAAAAAGTTTTGCTAATAATTTACAAAGTGATAACACTACTTTATATCACGTAGATCCAAATGCTCTTTACTTTTTTAAAGCCTTCGTTTACCTTAAAGATGTAGACTCGGTTGAAGATGGACCTTTTACTTATATAGAGGGGAGTGTCGACGAGAAGCCGGAAAATTTAACTGATAGATACAGATGGCAAGATGAGGAAATAGAGACTTTTTATGGCAAGCAAAGAGTCAAGCATTTGACAGGTAAAAAAGGTGACGTTATATTTGCGATGACTAATGGTTTTCATAAAGGACAAAAATGCGTAAGAACAGATAGAGAGCTACTTACCATTGATTTTGTGTGTCATCCTGACAGTTGGCAGGCAAAAAAGCAAATGCTAATAAAAGAAGACACTTTTTTTAAGATACCACGAAATAAGATTCCGTTAACTGATTTTTTATATATAAGACGATGAGTGAAGAAGATTCAACTTTAACTAACGAGCAAAAATTTGCGTTAACCTCTGTAAGAGACAGCTTCTTAGCTGGAGAAGATGTAGATATATCGTTAATGCATTTAATACAGGACGTAGCAGGTTTCAAGGGTAAAGATGGCAGGAGCAAAGAAGGTCGTGCCGTTAAATCTTATTTGAGTGAAATAGACTTCAACGCAATACCTGCTAGCGAGTATCAAAAAGTAGAAAAGCCAGAATTATCTGAAGAGCAGAAAGAGTTCATTAGGAACAATAGAGGCACAATGAAATATGTGGAGATGTCTCGGATAATCTTTATTAACGATAAGCTTACTAGTCTTAGCGCCGAGACTAGAATGGTAACTGAGTATGCTAAAAGTTTAGACGGAGAAGACTTCGAAGCTTCTCAGCAGGCACAGGAGGAAACTTTTGAGTATAGAGCACCTAAACATCCAGACAGAGTCTTAAGTAGAGTACATAAATTTGTCCATGGCAGTGGGATAGACAAAGAAAAGATAACTCCAAGGCAAAAAAAAGATCTAGAGAGGTTGATGGCGTATCTTCATACTTTTCGTTTTACTCATCAAATAAGTAACTACCAAAATGATACCGAAAGAGAACTATTTGAATCTTCTTTTATTAGGTATACATATAACAAACCAGACCTAACTCAAGAAGAAGTAGATCAGTATATTGTTCTTTCGGCTGAAGTTGTTATAGCATCTAATATTCAAAGAAGAGTAGGGAGACTACAAAGATTGCTAGACGAAACCGCTAACGACAACGAAGGAAGAAGAATATCGATGAGTTTAGTTGAAGCAATTAATACAGCTCAAAGTGAATATAACTCTTGTGTTAATAGACAGCATAAATTACTTAGTGATTTAAAACAAAAAAGAAGCGACAGATTAAGTAAGCAAGTTCAAGACAATGCTAGTATATTAAATCTCGTAGAAACTTGGAAAGAGGAAGAGAGTCGACAAGAATTAATAAAGATGGCTGAATTAAGAAAGAAAGCAGTTAAAGAAGAAGTAGAAAACCTTTCGACAATAGACGATGTTAAGGCTAGAATATTTGGCCTTTCAGTAGAGGAGGCTATAAATGGCTGAGTTAAAAGATTGTATAAAGATGGAGTTCACTTGCAAGATCGACGGAGAAAAATTCGAAACAGAGAAGGCTCTTCATATGCATCTACGCAAACATAAGATGCGCATGGCTGAATATTACCAAAAGTATTATCCTCGCAGGGACTTGCTGACAGGTGAGCTGATTAAATTCAAAAATAAAGCTCATTATTTTGCTAACTATTTTAATTCTAGACCTAATATGAAAAAGTATCTAGAGTCCGCATCCGAAGAAGACGCTAGGAAGTTTTGCGTGCAAGTTATCAAAGATAGAATGACGAGAAGGAAGATTAAATATTCACCTACTCAAGTAGAGCTTCGTTCGTCAATGATGCCTCCTATATTTTATTACCAAAAGCTTTTTGGCAATTATTATAATCTATGCTGGGACCTTGGTTTACTTAAAAGATTCAATAAGCTACCTAAAAATAAAATAGAAGAGAACATAGAAGAAGGTTACGAGATTGTAGTTGATACAAGAGAGCAGAAGCCATTAAATATTAATTATGGAACTAGGAGAGAAGGTTTAAAATTTGCAGATTATTGGCTTGACAAAGAAGGTAATAAGTGTTACGTAGAAAGAAAAGAGACCAAAGACTTCATAGGTACATTTACTGGTGGCTGCGATAGATTTTCTAGAGAGTTAGAAAGAGCAGAAGAGCAAGGGGCTTATGTTGTTGTGGTCGTAGAAAACTCTTTAGATAACATGATGAAGTTTAATTACCTGAAATACATTACGAAGAAAGTTCAGGTTACTCCAGAGTACGTCATGAGGAACGTAAGAGACATTATACAGAAGCATGACAACGTTCAATTTTTGTTTGCTAAGGGTAGGACAGAAGCCACAAGACTAACTAGAAAACTATTTTTCTGTGGTTCAAATTATAAAGATGTAGACCTTCAGTTGGCCTATGATCTAAACTTGTTATAATGTGGTCAGCTCCAGAAAAGTACGAAAGAGAAGTTGAAGATGTTAACTCTAGGTTAGCTAAGATAAAAGGCTTTCTAGAGGACAAAGAAGCTAGGATTACTTTAGCTGAGTTCTTAAGAAATAACTTATTTTTTACAACCTATCTTTTGACTGGAATAAAACTAGCCCCTTTCCAAGAGATTACCTTAAGGGGAATGTTCAATAGGAATTTTAGTATGTGCGTCTGGGGTCGTGGTTGCGGTAAATCATTTATAGCTTCTATATATTGCTTCTTACAGTGCATATTCGAACCAAATACAAAAATACTTATAGCTGGGCCAACCTTTCGTACTGCTAGGTTTATTTTTAATAACATAGAAAAGATAGTTGAGACAAAAGAGGCCACGCTTCTTGCTCAAGCTTTTGGAGCTAAAACCAAAAGAAATGATCAATATGAATGGAAAATAAATGGCGGAACAATAACAGCCATCCCTTTAAGCGGAGAAAAGATTCGCGGTTTTCGTGCAAATATACTTGTCCTTGACGAGTATCTCCTACTGCCAGAAGATATAATCAGAAACGTTCTAATGCCGTTCCTTGTTGCTCCTCAGGACATGAAGAGAAGAATGGAAGTTAAAGAATTCGAAGATAAACTTATTGCCGATGGGGTTTTAAAAGAGGAAGAAAGAACTAAGTTCGAAAATAAATCTAAGATGATAGCTCTATCTTCAGCTAGTTATACTTTTGAAAATCTTTATAAGACTTATCAGGAGTGGGTAAACAAAATTCAGTCAGACGAAGAAGTAGGAGACGCTAAATACTTTGTATCTCAAATGGGGTACGAGGCGTTACCCGAAGAGATGATAGACAGAACTATTATTGAGGAGGCTCAAGAAGGAGGATCTTCTCACTTTTCTTTTCAGCGAGAATATTGCGCTCAGTTCACGGACGGTAGCGATAGTTATTTCAGCGCTAAAAAGATGGAGATGTGTACCCTCAAGGGAGATGAGGAACCTTGTACTCTAATGGTCGGAAGAAGTGGAAAGCGCTATGTAATGGGTATTGACCCTAATATGAGCGATAGTCCTACTGCTGACTATTTTGCTATGTCCGTCATGGAGATAGATGATGATACAGGACAGGGAACTTTAGTACATACTTATGCTGGCCTTGGGAGCTTAAATAAACATGTAAAATATTTAGCTTATATTCTTCAGGCTTTTAATATTGTTTTTATATGTCTTGATAATGCTGGCTCTGATACATATTTAGATAGTTGTAATGAATCTCAATTCTTTAAAGATGCTGGTATAAATTTAAAAACCATACCTTTGAACTCTGATGCGGAAGGCGCAGAATATCAAAAAACTTTAAAACAAGCTAAAATAAAATACAATCAAGAAAATCATCAAATTTGTTTTAATCAAGTATTTACTAGCAACTTTATACGAAGAGCTAATGAACATTTGCAAGCTTGTATAGATTATAAAAAGATTTGGTTTGCCTCTAGGACAGCTTCTAATGAATCCTTCTTTAATAGGACAAGCTCTATAAGGTTGCCATATCCTAAAAAACTCATTTTTATTGACGACAGAAAAGATTGGTCTATGCTTGATTTCATTGAGCATCAAGACGATATGATCTACCAAACTAAGAAACAATGTAGTTTAGTGGAGCATAAAGCAACAGCTAGAGGGTCTCAGAACTTTGATCTGCCGCAGCACCTTAAAAGATCCACTTCTGCTAACAAAGCAAGAAAAGATAATTATTCTTCACTAATGTTGGCGAATTGGGGTCTTAAGCTTTATAACGATATAACTAACACGGAAATTAACACTAATAAGCAAACTTTTGAGCCTGTTATGTTTTTTTAAGTGTAAGTAATGTCAAATAAGCTCTTATGGCTGGTTCAATTTCAAGTGGTCAAATTAATGATTCGGAATTTGTAGCTCTTTTTAATAAAAAGCTTTCGGGTTCTTCTACGTATACATCTGGATTTTATACTCACGACAATACATCCGGCTTTATCCCTCTAAGTGGAGGGCCGAAAAGTATGACTGGCTATAGTGGGGAAATTATGTCCAGAACATCTGGGCTAACTTCTAGCGTTTCTGGTGCTTTAGATAATAGCGGAGACTTTCTACTTAATAAATCTGCAGATGTGTCAGGTTTTGCAGTTACGCATAATTTTGAAACAAGTGGCTTTCTTCAGACCGAAATAGAAACTATATCTGGGAATTTCTCAACTACTAGCGGAGAATTTCTTAAGTCTGGAAGTTTTTTTCATACAGGTTCTGGAGACTTTTCTGTTAGCTCCCCATCTGGAGCCTTGGCTTTTTCCTCTGGGCATGATGACACCCAAGGGCTTTTCGTTGCTACTGGAGACTCGGCAAACAAAGCTGGTTGGATGAAGCTTGCTGGATATCCCGAAATGACGGGTTATGTTTCGGTCAGTAGTGGTGATCTCAAAAGCAGCCTAGAAACAACGGGAACAAATCTTACTACATCAATTAATAATGTTTTATCGGATGCTTCTACTAATTTCACAGCTAAGAAGAATTTTACATTAGGACTTAAAACTAATCTAGCCGAGTTGGGTGATAACGGAGTCACAATGAGGGTCAACTCTAATAAGTCTGTTAGTTTTGATGATGCTAGTGGCGCTTTAGTTACCTTGACTCCGGGGTATGGAGCAGACGCCCCTGTTTTCTCTGTTACTGATAAAGCAGGTTTACCTTTGTTGGACGTTTATGATGATGATAGAATAAATTTTGGGCCATATGGTACTAACCCATTAAACGTAAGCGGAGAAAAGGTCTGCTTGGGTAATTACAGATCTTACTTTAGCGGGTCAAATGTCCATCTAAGTGGTGACGTTACTCTAAACCAAATAATGACAGTGAGCGGTGTTTCAGGTGGACTTATGATACTTGAAGGTTTACCAGCTCATCCAAATACCGGAGGGTTGCCAGACGGAACCCTATTTACTAGTGGTGGAGCTGCTGGAATAGGCAGACATATTATGATAATTTAAAATGACAAAGAAGACAAAAAAGCAAGAAGATCAGATCAAGCCAATGATGACAAGTTTCGCGGCTTCTCCTTATACCACCTTAGACAATCAATCGACGAGAACGAGAAGGAATGTCGGAGGTCAAATAGAGAGGACAAATAGGTTTGAAAATATCGACAATGGTCTTGTTCCGTATAAGTACACGAAAGGAGTAAACAATAAAAGCTCTTTAGATGTTAGAGATGTTGTTATTCTTTGTCAAAAAGCTTATTATAATTTTTCGGTGTTTAGAAATGTCATTGATTTAATGACAGAGTTTTCCGCTACAAAAATTTACTTTACTGGAGGCAGCAAAAAGTCCAGAGATTTCCTTGAAGCTCTTTATAGAAAGATAGATTTACAAAGTTTTTTAGATAGGTTTTTTAGAGAGTACTATCGTTCAGGAAACGTTTTTATTCATAGGTTTGATACAGAAATACAACAAGATGATGTTAAAAAAATAACCCAGACCTATGGTGCCAGCATATTAAAAGCAGCAGACGCAAATACTCTTCCTTCTAGGTATGTAGTTTTGAATCCAGCTGATATACAAATGGGAGGTAACATATCTTTCTTCTCTGGTCTTTATTACAAAGTCCTTAGCGATTACGAATTAGAAAGACTTAAAAATCCTAGAACCGAAGAAGATAAGCAAGTATATGACACTTTAGATCCTGATACTAAAAAACTTTTAAAAGATAGAAATGTTGGCATAGTTAGCATTAAGTTAGACCCGGAAAAAGTTACGCCTGTATTTTACAAGAAGCAAGATTATGAGCCATTTGCTGTCCCAATGGGATATCCGGTATTAGAAGATATTAACTGGAAGTCCGAGATGAAAAAAATGGACATGGCTCTAACGCGTACTACTAATCAAGCTATCCTGCTGATTACTATGGGTTCCGAACTTAAAGACGGAAGCCTTAATATTAATCAAAGAAGTATTGAAACAATGCAGAAGCTTTTCGAGAACCAGTCTGTTGGAAAAGTTTTAGTCTCAGATTATACTACTGAAGCAAAGTTTGTTATCCCTGACATCGCTGGCATACTTGACCCCAAGAAATACAACGTAGTGAATCAAGATATTCAAATGGGTTTAAACAATATATTAGTAGGAGAAGACAAGTTTGCTAATACTAGTATTAAGATTCAGGTATTTATAGAAAGATTAAAACAAGGAAGAGATGCATTTATCAACCAGTTCTTAGCTCCTGAAATCAAAAGAGTTTGTAAGTCTCTAGGCTTTAAAAATTATCCACAAGCTCACTTCCAAGAGATAGAGCTAAAAGACAAAACTACTTGGAATCGCGTGGTTGCGCAACTTCTTCAATATGGCGTCTTGACTGCCGAAGAAGGACTCGAGGCTATTAACACAGGTCGCCTTCCAGAGCCATCCGAGTCTATAGATTCTCAAAAAAGATTTAAAGACCTGAAAGAAGAAGGTTTCTATTCTCCTCTTGTGGGGGGAGGTCAGCAACCTGAAGGTAGGCCAGAGGGAAGCAAGGCACCACAAACGACTAAAAAAGTTTCGCCCGTTGGAGAGAATACAAGTGGCTCTCAAAAGTTTAGTGTTGAAAAAATTAAAGAGAATCTGTCTCTAGCTGAAAAGCTCGAGAGCCAAGTTCAAGACCAACTTAAACTTAAATATGAGAATAAAAGAGTTACTAATAAAATTAGAAATCTCTCAGAGGAAGTGTGTAAAATTATTATGGCTAACGAGCCATCAGAAAAATGGTTAGAGAAAAGTCAAGCGTATGTAGATAACCCATTAGACACTAACTCTGAAAAAGTTAAAGAAGTACAAAATATAGCTTGCGAACATCAAATAGATGATTATTTAGCTAGCTTACTATACGAAAGTAAAATTTAATAAAATGAGTGAAAATCAAGAAAATATTCAAGATGTAAATCAGTATTTTGGTGCAGCCGAAATTGATGTTATGGTACCTGACATCCCCTTGCCACCTGAGCCAGAGGAGAAAAAGGAAGTTAAAGATGAAGTAGATGGAGCGTTTAAATTTGCCTTCATTGGGGCTGGTCAAGGTGGATCTAGAATCGCAGAGAGTTTTCATAAGTTAGGCTATAGAAAAATTGGCATTGTTAATACAGCTCAGCAAGACTTGAATTCTATTAACGTAGAGAATAAGCTTTGTATCGGTGCCGGAGGAGCAGGAAAGGATAGATCTGTTGCAGCAAAGTGTTTTGAGGAGAAGCAAGATGATGTACTTGATTTTATGCGTCGTTCTTTTGGTGAGGACGTAGACAGAATTTTTGTATGCGCAGGAGCTGGAGGAGGTTCGGGAGCAGGTACTCTTGTCCCTCTTGTTAAGACCGCTAAAGAGCTACAAGAAACAATTAAGTCTGGCTCTAAGAAGGTGGGAGTTATACTGGCTTTGCCAAAATACTCAGAAGGCAGAAAAGTTAATGCTAATGCTTACGAGACTCTAAAAGAAGCTTGTACTTTAGTCGACCAAGGGATCGTTTCACCTTTGGTTATCATAGATAACGAAAAGACCAGCAAGCTCTACTCAAACGTTTCTGTCTCTAATTTCTGGCAGACAGCTAATATGAGTACAGCAGGAGTATTTCATTTATTTAATATGACAGCTTCAAAAGATAGCTCTTATTCTTCCTTTGATTCTAGTGACTACAAAAATGTTCTGGATTCTGGTATTACTATCTTTGGTGCTACGCCTGTTCCTAAATGGGATGATCCTGTAAGTATTTCTAGAGCTGTAAGAAGTATCGCTCAAAGCGGTAGCATGTCAGGAGGTATAGATATCTCTACAGCTAACTCGGCTGGAGCTATTCTTATTGGAGGCAAAGAGGTATTGGATAATATCCCGCAGTCTAGTCTTGATGAAGCTTTTGATCAATTGACTAGAATTCTTAGGTCTGGAAGTGTAGTACATAGAGGGATATACAGTGGTGATAAAAACAACCTTACTGTATTCACGATTATTGGCGGCATAGCGACCCCAGAAGAGAAGCTAAAAGAATTAATGAAATTGGGAGATTTAGACAAAACGGTTTAAAAATAAAATTTCCAAAACGGAAAAAAACAATGTAATTGAATGTATAATAGGAGAAATTAAAAATGGCAGGAGAACTTTCAGCACTAAACGCTTTTATGATAGCCAAGAACCCCGGAGGCGGGGATGTTGGTAGTAAACTTAGTTACCTTACTAGTGGCGCTGGCGCAGGTAAAATCAAATATATGGTCCACGCCGACGCGACAGCTCATGCTAGTGATGGGGACGATCCACTTCCACCTTCTGAGATTAACGGTGGGCATGTAACAGGGATTGTTATTCCTCTACACGGCGAAACTTTAGAATCAGTTGGTTCCACAGAGTACACTCATGGCCCATTGAATATCATGGGAGACCCAACTGTCTCTGATTATTCTTTGACTTCTGGTGACTTCCTTGACACCGATGGCAACGAAGTTGATGGTGGAGCTCAGAAATTTGTTAACGCTATACTTGATGGAGCTTACAGGGCTTATACTTCAGGCGTAGATTTTGGTAGCGGTATTAACAGTATGACAGTCACAAGAGGTGACCTTTCTCTCTCGAATACAGCCGTCACAAATGGAACTGGAATTGTAAATACTTATACGAGATCTTATACAGTAAACTTTAAGTACTATCAATCCGGTGTCATTCAGGCTGGCGACGATGACTCTGCCGCAAGACCTGATATTGCTGGTGATATGTCAGACGGTGTTCCGTTCTGATCCTTAGCCGCACTTTCCCTATTTAAACCCCTCATTTATTTGAGGGGTTTTTTTATTTTTTTTATAAGTTTTTTAAAAATAAGTGTATAAACTTTTAGGTAACTTAATGGAATCTCTTAGTAAAATGATGTCGCTTGATGTAGAATACTCTTTCGGTAAAAAACTTAGTCCAATTTCTGGGGAAAGAGACGCGGCTTTAGAGTTCTCCAGTAAGGTGATGCAACTACTAACTATTAAAGCGGAACAACACAATTACGATTATGAAAGACAAGTTACCTCAGAAAAATTAAAACAAGTTTTTGTTGACAGTTTTTCTCAATCTTTTAAAACAACTGAAGCTTTAGCTCATGTAAACGTTTTTCTTAATACTTGCTCTGCTGGTTCAGTGGATGACGGAGACCATTTCGAGCCTTCTATGGAGGAAATAAAAGAAGCAGAAAGAGAAGTAAAAAGATATGGATTAGGCAGCTATGATTTTAGAGATGTAGATGATTTATATTTTCAAAGTGACGAACAAGCTAGATCAGAGGCAAAAGATTGGATAAATAGTGTAATTGAATAATAAGGATAATTTAAAATGGCCAGATCAACTAATTCACAACAAACTCAAGGAGTACCTTCTGTATCAAGAACGGCTAATAAGGCAGGGGCCGGTGCCGTAGTCGCAGCAAGCAGTGGGGATACTATTGTAATCACAGATATACTAACTTCAGCGGCTACAACTCTAAGTACTTCAGCCGCAGGAGCAGATACGATCATAGCTTACGCTCCAGCTGGTGCATCAAATTTAAACCAAGGTATTCAAGTACCAACTAGTTCTGGTGTCTACAGTAGCGCCGGTAACGTGACAATGAACTATTATATAATCTGATGAAATATACTACAATCTTCAGCTCAAACGTAAGGCCAGTTGTATCAGAAGAAAAAGATAAGTATTTAGCTTTAGCTTCTGCTATCGAGGTCGCTCAATTTATTCCAGAAGTAGATGAGAAACAAGTCGATCTTTTGCCTATAGCTTTTAACGCATTTGTTGCTAATAGGGTTAATAGAAATGGGGATGTAGTTGATACAGATACTGCTTTAGCCTTTCATAAAGACTTTAAAAATAAACCAATTAATATTGAGCATAATAGAGATAAAGTAATTGGTACTATTTTGACAGCAGGTTTTTCAGAATTTGGAACAGATAAACCATTAACAGAAGAAGAAGTAAAAGAAATAAAAGGACCTTTTAATGTTACTTTAGGTGGAGTTATCTGGAAGGTAGTAAACCAAAGAATAGCAGACTTGATTGAGGAGTCAGCTGACCCAAGTAGCGAGGATTATATGAAGATTAGCGCAAGCTGGGAATTAGGTTTTAAAGATTATAATTTAGTGCTTTTAGAAGGAAGTGATAAGAACATAGAGAATGGATTAATCGTTGAAGACGAAGAAGAAATTCTTTCTATGGAAAAAGATCTAAAAGCCTTAGGGGGAGAAGGTAAAACCAAAGACGGAATGTTCGTCTACAGAAAGGTAGTTGGCGAAGTTGTGCCTTTGGGCATAGGTCTCACAGAGACTCCTGCTGCCGATGTAAAAGGCATTTCTACAAAAGATAACCTAGAGCCCTCAGAAGATCCTACTAAAGAAGAGGACGAAGATACTTTTGCTGAAGTTGAAAATACTTCACAAAAACAAGAAAAAAATGTAATAATCCAAAACGAGGAGAAAACTATTATGAAAATAGAAAGTATTAAAGACATCACGAACGATTCTTTGAAGGAGCTTTCTGCCTCGGCTGTTTCTGATTTTATTCAATCGGAACTCAAGGAAGCTTCCGAGAGATTTTCAGCCGAAAAACAAAAGGTGGAAGCTAATCTCAAAGAAGCTCAAGAGAAAATCGAGTCTATTACGGTAGACTATGATAAAGTCAAAGCAGAACTGGAAACTGTTGCAGATAAGCTTGGCACTCTGGAATCCGAAAAAGCAGAAAAAGAAGCCGAAGAGTTATTCAATCAAAGAATGGCATCTTTGGACGAAAGGTTTGCTTTAGAAGATAACGATCGCCAAGTTCTTGCGGAACAGATCAAAGATCTTGATACAGAAGGATGGGAATCTTTCTCTACTAAGATTGACGTTTTGCTTCGAGACAAGTCAAGAGAAGTCTTGGCTAAGAAGGAAGAAGAAGCTAAAGTAGCTGAATCCGAAGAGCAGAAAGAAGAGGTCAAAGCTTCTGATGAATCTGAAAATGTCGTGGAAGACGCGATTGACAGAGGAAAAGAAGATACTGACGTCGTCCCTGCTTCGACTCAAGCTTCTGAGGCTAACACATACGATAAGTATAAGAATGCTTTTAGTGTGGATCAATTTGATATTAGTTATTAATATAAAAAATTAGGAGATAAAATATTATGGCAGCGTTTGTTAAAAACACTCAACGGCTGAAGCCTTTTAGGCAACATGCTGAGACAGACGTCGTGAACCTTTTCAGTCTTAAAGACGATGATGGGGACGTAATGGCATCTTACTCTGATCTTAAAGCCGATGGCGCTAAGATCAATAAGGGGCTTTTGGTTTCTGTCAAAGATGGCTGGAAAAACACCGACGATCCTGTAAACAAGACTGGTATCGGTAACCCCGGTGCCACGTATTCAAACACGGTATCATTCCGTTATGGCGCGGCTGCGTCAGTGGAGCCTTGCGCTTCGGGTACTCAACCTCTCGGTTTAACCATTTGGGACGTCGCAGAAGTCGACGAGAATGGCGAGAAGTTGATTTACAACCCGCGCAAAGCTGCTGAGATGCAGGCTGTGGTTAGTGGTCAGGCAGTTCCTGTCTTGACTAAGGGTATTGTTCTTTACAGTGGAAATCTTACTAGTGGTGGAGCCGATTCTGTAACGGCTGGTACTAAGATCTACGCCGATGCGCTTTACGATGGAGAGCTTAGTGCTTCTTCTACTGAAAGCACTGGTGGCGCAGCTCAAACACTGGTTGGTTCTGCTCTCGGGGCAGTTGACGAAGACGGTTTCATTCTGTTGAAGATTGATCTATAATTTTAGAAAGGAGATTTAAGAAAATGAGACTTAAGTTAAAAAATACCCCAGAACAAGTTGAACTGATTAAAGCCATGGGCTCTAAGAATCAGCTTGTAGCTCGTGAAGCTTCGGAAGCTTTTGCGGCATTTCTCGGCCCTGTAATCCAAAAGGTTTTGCAGCAGGCCGCTACGGCTGGAGCAATCTATACTGATGCTCCATTTAATCAAGATGAGGGAGCTAGTTATCCTTTAGATCTTTACTACAACGAAACCAATGATGGTTACGTTAGCGTTTGGTCCCAGAATGTTGCTGGTGGTCTTCCGACCTCACAGGACGTATCTGCGATTCAAGAGCTGAAGATCGCAACATATCGTTTGGATGCAGCTGTTTCTATCACTAAGAAGTATGCCAGACAGGCAAGACTTGATGTTGTAAGCAAGCTTATTGAGCGCATGTCTCAGGAAGTTCTGCTTAAGCAGGAGAGAAATGCTTGGGCTGTGGCTCTAAACGCTTTGGCTAACGCTAGCACCAGTTCTGTTACCGCTGACTCTGTTGGCATTTCCGATCTGGCCGCTGGCTCTCACGTTATTCCAGCTTATAACACCAATAGGTTCCAGTTGGCCGACTTGAACAAGCTGATGACTCTTAATAAGAGAATCAATCAGTCTTGGGCAGACGGTACTCCTGACACCGCTTATAGCTCTGGTATCACAGATCTATATGTTAGCCCTGAGATCAAAGAACAGATTCGCGCTTTTGCTTATCAGCCTTTGAATACTAAGGGTGCTGGTCAAGATACACCAAGAAGCGACGTTGCGCTTCCAGATAATATTCGTACCGATATTTTCAATTCTGCAGGAATGCAGGAGATTTACGGTGTGAATATCACTGAGCTTAACGAACTCGGAGTTGGACAGAAGTACAACACCCTGTTTGATGAGTTCGATTCTGGCAACATCGCTCCTCATGGTTCTACTGCTAATACAGCTATTGCTTTTGCTGGTGGTACTCATGAGCTTTGTGTTGGTGTTGATAACAGTAAGGGTGCGTTTGTTCGCGCTATTGCTCAGGAATCTGATACTGGCGATACTTTCACCACTCAGCCTGACGATCAGTTCACTCAACGTAATGAGAGAATTGGCTTCTACGGCTCTTTGGAAGAAGGACGCGTTTGTATCGACTCTCGTGCAATCGTTGGACTCGCAGTCTAATCTGGACATCCAGAAAATTAACTAAGCCCTCCGAAAGGAGGGCTTTTTTATTCTTTTGTTAGGTGATTTCGTGTAAAAGTATGTATAACGGAAAAAGGATTAAGTTATGGCTGCAAAGAAAAAAACAACTGCTAAGCGCAAAACTAACGCCACAAAAAAGGCAAAAGACAAGCAAATGATGCAAACCCATGCTATGGAGGAAAAGGAGTCTTTCGAGAAGACTACTTTAGATCAAATATGGGGAGATACAGGTTTCTCAAAGTACGGAACCTTGAGCGAGAGTGAGTATATTGGACAAATAAAAGGGTTAAATAAAACTGACCTTCATGCTCATGCGGTAAAAATGGGCATTTTGCCTGTTGAAAATCGAGAACTTTTAAGCAATAGGTTAATTAGGGAGTTCAAAAAATACGTCCTAGCATATAAAAAACCTAAACCAAAAGCTAATAAAAAGTCTAACAAACCATCAGATAAGGCTAAGTCTATTCTAGCTGAAGGTAGATAGAGTGTAATTATGTCTACATGGCTTCACTTATTAGTACAGGTCAGATAGATCTTGGCAGCTTAAAAGAATACCTATTAAGGCCAAACTCTGAAAGCTTATCCGGTAGTGTAAACAACATTACCGGATTTTATCCTTATTCAGGGAATCCTTCTGGTTTTGTAGATGAATATTACGTAACTGGTATCAGTGGAGATATATCCGGCTACATAGACGATGTAAGTGGCGTATTAGCTTCTAAGATTGGGGAGTCTGGCGTAGCCTTGAGTGGCTATACTACTGAAGTTCTTACTGAATTAAAGTCTGACATAGAGTTTATAAGCGGAAAGAATATTGAGTTAAGTGGTACTTATTCTTCCGCTAACGTACTGTCTTTAGATAACCAAGCTGATATTGATTTACTAAGTGGTAGCCTTATTACTTCAGGACAAGACTTATCTCTTTTAGTTACTGGAGAAAGCGGTCAAGGTGTTAGTGGTTTTGTAACAGGTTTCGTAAATACAACTAGCGGCGCTTTAGATGTAAAAATCACAAACTTAGACACCAATCTTAGGAATCATGCAGAAGAGGACTATCTCTCTAAAAGAAATGAGTCAGAGTTTGTTTCTGGCTCCGTAACTTTCGGCCAGCCACCTATTCTTCAGCAAGGAGTAAAAATACAGAGGGTGGCTGACCATGACGAAGTAGCTAATTATCAAAGTGGGGCTCATATGTACTCTATGGTGAGTGGAGTAACTGTAGGCGGAGCTTCTCATCAAGTATTAACAACCTATTTGCGTTATCCTCATAGCGGAGACTCCGCTAGGCAAAATTTAATAGTTGGGTCTGTTATGTATTCAGGAGTCATACCATAATGGCATCTTCAAATGGACATATGCGTAAAAAAACTGATGGTTTAGTCTTGTACACTAACGAGCTTTACTATAAAAGTTTTCCCGGTAAACCTACTACAAACCTGATACCTACTGCTGGAGAAGGAACAGACTTCACTGCTGGACTCGGAGGGTCTCCAAACCAATTCTATAGAATATATAAAGATAAAGACCCTAATCAACAAGGAATGTATAAATCTCTTGCTTCTGGACACATGTCAAGTAATGATGTAGTCTATAAGTATAAAGGCTGGTCTGATGAGTACTATTCTGGCGCAGGAGTTGGTAATATTCATCATGGTAAGCATACTTTTTCGAGTTCTGACTTTAATTCACTGAAGTTAGAAATAGGAACAACTTATACTTTTTCCTGTGAGGTTTTTGTTTCTAGTCTACATAATAGAAATTCTTCTTGGCCGGTTATCTCAGTTAAGGCTACAGACCAGAATGGTAAATACTATGGCTATTACGACTTTTCCAGCAAGGGGGAATGGCAGGTAGTATCTGTTACTTTTACTCCTAGTTTAGAGAGCTTGGTAACCGCAACATCTGGCACAGAAGGCACTTCAGGGACTAGCGGCACCTCGGGAACTAGCGGTATAGTAACTACTACTCTTGGACATACTTTGTATTTCTGGCCTCATGAAACAGCTACCTCAAGCAGCGAAAGGCAACATGGATATATATTATATAAGAATCCTCAATTAGAAAAAGGTACCAGCAGAACTCAATTTACAAGATATGGAGAACCAAGAAAAAATGAAAACAGTTTAAAAGATATAAGTGGAAATAAAAATTCTTTAAGTATTTTAAAAAATGATTTTGATGATGATGCTTTGCCTGTTTATGGGAAAGATAGCTTTGCGAATTTAGGCCTCACGAATTCCGCTATTGGATATTCTTCAAGTTTTTCAGTAGGTAGTACAAATAAAAAATCTTATGAATTTTGGGTAAACCTTTCCTCTGTTGACGAAGGGATATCTACGCTTTTATATTCGGACATAACAAGAGGCTCTAATTTTGTTAGCTCTGAAGAAATTTCAAGAAGGCAACACATATATATAAATCAAGGAAGAATATATTGCTCTTTTTATAATAAATTTGGCTTGATTTATAATGCTTTTACAACTGGTTCTCATGTACTGAATAATTCTTTATGTCATGTTATAGTATCTGTTAATATGACTAAGAGTGGAGGGGGAAAGGTTAGGTTTTTTGTTAACGGCGAGGAGGTTTCATCTTCTTTCGTAACTTCTTTAACTGCTCCCAAGAATTTAAAAGCTAGAGCTATTGCCTCGGCAAAAAATTCCTTCACTGTGGGTTCTACAATAAATTATAGAATTTCAGCTTATAATGAAGAAGGGGAATCCATTGCTACTTCAAACAAGAAAGTGGTTATAAAAAATAGCAATATAGCTGTTAGTCTTACTTGGTCGAACGTGCCAGAAGCGACAGGCTATTATGTATACAGATCAATAAACAACGTAAATTCTTTTGGAAGTCAGTCTCTTTTGTCAAATGTACCAAATGATCTGTCTTTCTTTTCAGATGCTCAAGCTAGGGCTGACTTTAGAATGTCTGCGGCATCACACTTTACTACTTTTAATGATGACGGTTCAGGTATTCCTCAAGCAGGCTTTCCTAAGGACAGTTCTTTCGCAAGTAAGTACGACATTACCAACAATAGCTTTTATGATGGTTCAGATTTAAAACTTGCTATAGGAGACTTTACTAAAGTAGGTAAAACTGATAAGACAGCATCAGAAGGGAAAATATATCAAGTCTCTGTTTATAATAAACCTTTTTCATTGAGCGATGCTAGGAACAACTATTTGCAATCATCTAAAGACTTTAATATAACTAGCAATACTGCAGATTATAGCTTTTCTGCTTCTGCTGGTACGTCAACAGGTGGATACGGAGGAGGATATTAAAATGTCAAGTAAAGTAAATTACGGAAAATATAGAGTAAATACAGACGGTCTAATTTTTAGAGTAGATGGGTATTCCTCTAGGAGTCATGACCACAATACAGAGTATTGGAGAGACTTAACTCCTAGTGGGTTAGATGTTAAGCTAGAGAATACTGGGCTATACGATGAGACCAGTGGCTATTATAAATTTAGAGCTGGTACTGATAACAGCTACGCAGCAGTAACAGGAGAGAACTTTACGGGCCTCAGAAGCCTTGGTTTATTCAAAGATAAAAACTCAAGTTTTACGATTGAGAGTTTCTTTCAAATAAAAACAGGAAGCGAACTAAACAGCCCAGATCATGGATCGGTGATATTTGGTAATACTGACCATAATAAAAGTGGTTATTCTTATGGCTTTGTTGTTCAAACTGGGAATGGAGGAGAAATAAGTGGACTTAAGTCTGTTCTTTCATCCAACAAGGAGGATGAGGCTTCAGGCGGTACACATTCAAATAGCCCTTGGACAGGCATATCTCATACTCTTTCAGACGTAAGCTCCCCATCAATAGAGCCAAATACCTTTTATCATGCAGCAATGACGTTTAATTCTTCTGATGGGGTTATGGTTAGCTATTTAGATGGTGAGGCAAAAGACACTGGAAGTTTTCCTGCCTCTCAAGAGCTTCATAAATCATCAGGAAACGCAAACTATCACCAGTTCTATATTGGAGGTAACCCTAGCTCAGGAATAAACGTAGATATAGGCGTAGTTTCTGCCTACAATAGAGCTCTTTCTAGCGGGGAAGTCGTGGGTAACTACAAGGCCGTAAAACATAGATATGGTGCCGGATATTAGTTTTGAAATTTGACTTTTTAAGCTTTAAAACTAGTAAATGAATTCAGCTAACTTTTATGAGGAGCAAGCTCCTCTATTTAATACTGAGAAATCAAGGGGTCAGAAAAGGGCTAAAGATGTCATTCTAAAGATCAACTCTTTTTCTTTTGGAGATACTCTTGCGGCTACTCCAACAATAAGGAAATTGGCGCATTCTTACGCTAAAAAAATTATTGTATGCACTAGTAAACCTTTTTTATTTGATCATAACCCGCATGTAGAATTTACAATTAATATAAATGACTTTGATGAAGAATATTATAAGAATTACGAAGTGTTTAATTGTTTTAATGCCATAGGTAAGCCTGACAAAAACGGCATAGAATCAAAGTACGGTTTGTATGACATTAGAAGGATACATTGCATAGAGTTGGGGTTTGATCTTAGGCCAGACGAAATGCATTATGATTATTATCCCGGACCTGTAGAATTTGAAAGAGAAGATCAAGAGTTTATTAATAATAATAATTATGTAGTTATACATATTGGTAAGAACTGGCCCAGCAGGACTTGGCCCGAAAAAAGCTATAGAGAGCTGATAAGAGGCTTAAATGATCATGGCTATAAAGTTGCCTTAGTTGGGTTTGATCAGTCGAAAGAACCCGGTCAATATGACCATGATAAGTCTTGTTATGCTTTTGGGGATTTTAAGTTTGAAGGGGTTAGTTTTATGAACAGAACTAGCTTGGATCAGGACTACTATATAACAAAAAATTCGGAAGTCTGTGTAACACTAGATACAGGGCAGCTTCACTTAGCTGGATGTACTGATACTTATATTGTGCAGATTGGAGCATCAATCAATCCTTTATGGAGGGCTCCGTATAGAAAAGGTAGTCAGAAATATAAGTACACTTTTGTTGGCGGATCCTGTTCTTCCTTCTGTGCTTCTGACCCTCAATATTCCGTAATAGAGCATGCTACAATAAATAGCGTGCCCCCTTTACCTTACTGTTTGGAAGGTAGGCCTAATTATGACTGTCAGCCTTCATGGGAGACGGTTTTAGAAGCTGTGATTAATAGAAAGTAAAATGAAGGATGTCTTCAAGAAACATAAAGGTAATGTAGCTTACCCGCTTGCCGCCGAGATTAAAGTTATAAATAGACAGCCTGTATTTACTTCGGATAAGTTTAGTCTATTTGATCCCCCTTTTTTTAATGATGACAAGTTATTTTTTCCTTGTGTAGGCAGAGAGAATCTTCCTTTCAGCTTTTTTAGAGCTACTATGTTTAATAATAATGTGCCTTTTGAGGAGCATATATTTAGTAAGCCAAGCCCCGGCAGACATAACGAATTTTGGTGGTCTCATCCCTATATATTGGAAATGATTAACAACTTAAGTATTAAATTTTATGGTTGCAGATAGTGTTATAAGCTTCTACGCAGGTAATGGGCATGATGGAAACATAACTGTCTACGTTGGCGAATCTGTTTTTATACTAGAGTTCGAAAGGATATTTGGCAGTAGGTACTTTACGAGATTGCTTAATCCTTTTTCTAGACACTCTCAAGGTGTATCAAATGAAGATATAGTAAATTTTTTAGATTACATTAATACTATATTAATTGATAAAGGCATATTTGTTAGTAGCTTTGATATAGGTTTATTTGATTGGGATACTTCAGAGGAGATAGCTGGCTTTGTAAAGGATTATTTTAAAATAAAAAAAGTCTTTCATACAGATCAAGATGTAACTTCGCATCATAAGGCTCACGCTGCTGGTTCTTTTTTATCTAGCGGATTCGACAATGCCATAGTATTTAGCTATGATGGAGGAGGAAATGATGGAACTTTTTGTGTTTACGATCTAAATAAAAACAATATAAATTTTGATCAGATCAACCCTCATTATAATAACCCCTTTCCAACTAAATACGCTAGGATGGGGAACTTCATAAAAGAATTAAGGAAGCCAGAGCTAGGAAATTTACTCGAGACAAGCAAGCATGAACATAATGGAGTGAGTTATCCGGGAAAAATAATGGGTCTCTCAGCTTACGGAAGTTTCGACCAAGGCCTTTACGATAAAATATACGAGTATTTTAATATTGAGGATCCTAAGAGCTTAAATGTTTCAGAGGCGTATTTGAGGCATTTTGGCGATTTAAGCTTTAATTGCTTAGAGGGCAAAGAGGCTTATGATATGGCCTTTAATTGTCAGCTAGCTTTTGAAAATATTTTTATAGAAAATTTCCAAATTTATTGGAATAACTCTTATAAGAATGTTTGTCTAACTGGTGGAGGAGCCCTGAATGTTTTACTGAACGAAAGACTAAGTAAGACTTACGAAGATGTAAACTTTTTCGTGCAGCCTTCTCCGGGAGATAACGGCATATCTTATGGTATGCTAGTTCATTATTTAATTTATAGATGAAGAGAAGAATATTATATGTACCAATGCATTTGTCTACTGGAGGCTCTCCCCAGTGGTTGTATGAGCTTATAAAAGTTAGTATGCTAGAAAGCGAGGTTTTTGTAGCAGAATTTAATAATTATGGTTCATATAATATACAAAAAGATAAAATAATTAATCTTGTTGGCAAAAAAAGTCATGAATGCGTAGGGCCTTGCTTCTCCGATAATTGGAAAGAAGAGAGAAACAGGCTTTGGGAGATTATACAAGAATTTAAACCACATGTCATACATTTTAATGAAATACCAGAAAATTTTGAATATAATGGATTTCCAGAAGATTTACTAGAGAAAATATATGACGAAAACAGGAGTTATAAAATATTAGAAACTTGTCATTCTAACTCTTTTGATTTCAGTAACAAAGTTCATATTCCAGATGGTTATGTTTGCGTTTCCGACTATCATCCAGAGAAGATAAAAGAAGTCTTTCCGGATGCCGAATGCTATATATGGGATTATGAAATAACACCTAAGGAAAGACCGGACAGAAAAGAGACCTTATTGAGTCTCGGTTTGGATCCCGAGAAAACTCATATATTAAACGTTGGCCTTTTTCATGAAAATAAAAATCAAAAGTTTATTTATGAAATAGCCGAGCAAATGTTAGACGAGAATATAGAGTTTCATTTTATAGGGAATGATTGTTATCTATGTAATTGTGGTATTGAGAATACAGATTTACCTAATTGTAAAGTTTGGGGAGAAAGAAATGACGTTGATACTTTTTACTCATGCATGGACTTATTCTTTTTTCCGTCTAAAAGAGAGCTGAATCCTTTAAGCGTAAAAGAGGCTATATCTTGGGGCATGCCTGTTTTAATGAATAGAATAGAGTCTTGCGATCTATACAAAAAATATGAAAATAATGATAAGGTAACTTTTATAGATGACGTAGATGCAAAAGAGCATATTAAGGAAATTATTAAAAACCCAAGAAAAAAAGAAGATTTAAGAATAGCTTTGTATACAAGCTTCTACAATAACGCCAGATACATACCGGGATTATACGAGCAAATACGTAGTCAAACTTATTCTGACTGGAAGTGGTTCGTTACAGATGATTTTAGTAAAGACGATTCAGTAAAAGATGCTCTTCTTGATTTAGCGTCTAGAGACACTAGAGTAATTTATTGCGAGCAAAAAAGTAAGAAAGAAATGTTTTGGAATCCTCAGCGCTTTGTTACAAAAGATTGCGATTACCTAGCTTTAATTGATGCCGATGATGGAATATACCCCAAGGCTTTAGAGTTTTTAAATTATATGCTCAAAAAGAACCCTAAGCCATTTACTTTTTCCACTTGGTTTCATCAGTACAAAGATAATGTTCATGACTCAGAAAATATTACTAATGCTGACTTTTCTTTTCCTCAGGGAAATTGGCATGATTACTTAGATAAGCACGAGAAGGATCTTATTGATTCAGGTAAATTTGATTGGTCCTACTTAAGGTCTTTTAGATTTTTCGGAGCTTTAAGAGGGCATAAGAATCAAAATAACGTTAATATAGAAGTAAATGATCCCGTCAAAACAGTATCAGAAGACTCTATAAGAATGGCGCAACTGCAAAAATATGGCGACTATATATTATTTCCTAGGCCTATGTACAAAGTGCTTAACCACAATCAATCTCATGCAACGCCTTCAAATGTTAGTAAAGAACAAGAGAGAGTAGGCAAACAAAACTTATATGATTCAATAGAGTCTACAAAAGAGTATAAAGACAATAAAATACTACCAACTTATTATAACTTCTTTGACGAATTATGCGCTCTGAGTATTTCAGATATACAACATGAAGTAGACAGGAAGAACCTGTGCTTAATAACTAATAGAAAAATTACAGAGACTGAGTCAAACGATATACAAGACCTTTACTTTGATCACAATTTTTATGTTAATAGATACGAAGAAGATGTAGATTACTTTTTCCTAGATTTGAAAAGCTTTAACATCGTTGAATTAAAAGAAATATTTAACAAATTAAAGACTTTAAGAAATTTCAAACTTAATGCTTATTACCTCTTAGAGAGCGAAGATGATGAAGCATGCAGGAATGAAGCGGCTCAAATTATGAGAGAAGCTACTAATGGAAGGCCTTTCTCTTGGAACACTTTTTGTAGGAATATGATATTCAGATATAAACAACAAAAACCCAAGAAAAAGAAAAAAGTTTTAATTAAGCTTGGAAGCTCCTCTTTAGGAGATAGCATAGCTTGGACTCCTTACGCGGAGGAATATAGAGTACATAATGATTGCGACGTGTATCTTTTTACCTTTAGAAATGATTTGTATAGAAATAGCTATCCGAACATAAAGTTCGTAGATGATCTAAAAGATGTTGAAGGTATAGACTTTGACGATAGGTTGGAAATAGGCTGGTTTGACCATACACCCGACTGGGTAAAAAACGCAGAGGAGCAAAGAGCAGCATCTTACCACCTTGGCTTGCCGCATAAAGAAGTGAGGGCAAAGGTAGACGTTGTTAATAAAGAAAGAGTAATCAAGGACAAATACGTTTGTATATCAGTTCAGTCTACAACCCAATGTAAGTACTGGAATAATCCCACGGGTTGGGATCAAGTTGTGGAATACCTTAATTCCAAAGGCTATAAAGTCGTATGTATAGATAAGCATGCTTCTTTCGGAGGGAGGGACAAATTGAACCATCTGCCTAAAGGAGTTATAAACAAGACTGGAGACTTTGAGCTACAGGAGAGAATAACTGACTTACATAACTGTGAGTTTTTTATAGGGCTTGGGTCTGGTTTATCTTGGTTGGCTTGGGGTTTAAATAAAGATGTAATCCTTATAAGCGGCTTTAGTAACGAAAAAACTGAATTTAAAACGCCTTACAGAATAATTAATAAGGACGTTTGCAACTCATGCTGGAATAAACATAAGTTTGATTCGGGTAATTGGAACTGGTGCCCTGAGCACGAAGGCACAGATAGAGAGTATGAATGCTCAAAGAAAATTACTTTTGAAATGGTCAAAGAGTCAATAGATAGACTAATACTTAAAAGAGAGGTCTACTCTAGCGCTAAAAATTGGACAGACGTATTCAATGAGGTAATAGAAAAAGATATCTATCAAAAATTTAATAAGATAAAGCATGGTGATCTAGTTGTTGACTTGGGTTCCTCTAGAGGACCTCTCTACCATGTAAATAGAGGAAAAAATATAACGTATTTAGGAGTTGAGGCATTCAAAGATAATATAGAAATTTTTGAAAAGACTTTAACTCCAGAAGAAAAGAGCAAAGTAACAATATTAAACAAATATTTTAAAGAAGCTCCTGAGAAAGAAGTCGTATATGAAAGTAGCTACTACTCTAATTTAGTAAAGTCAAAGATTGGCTCTATAAACTTTAGGCAGATACTAAATGAAGTAGATAACAGAAAAATAGATTTTTTAAAATTTGACATAGAAGGAGAAGAAATTAAAATGTTTGAAGATAGCTACGAGTTGATACTTCAAAATGTGAGAGCTATGTCAGGAGAAGTCCATGGAACAAATAGAAACTTTACTAGAGCAGTAGATTTAATAAAGAGATTTAAAGATGATAAAAGAATAGATCTTAAAATAACTTCACTTGATGGTATAGATATTACAGATAAGTTTTGGTCTAGATTTCTAAAGGAAACTGGCCGTCATGAATATTATACAGAAGTTATAGTTCACCTAAAAGTATTATGAAAGTAGAAGTATCAGATGGAGAGATCTTGGATAAGCTATCTATATTAGAAATAAAACTTAACAAGATAGAGAACGTACAGAAATTAGCTAATATTCAAAAAGAATATAACACGCTAAAAGAGACTATAGCTGAACCACCTTGGTTTGAACATGTTTTTAGAAAATATGGACTCTATTGGCAGTTAAAAGAAATTAATGAAACATTATGGGAAATAGAAGACGAAATAAGAATAAAAGAAAAAAATCAAGAATTTGATAATGTTTTTATTGAATTAGCGCGATTAGTCTACAAAACTAACGACAAAAGAGCTGAAATTAAGAAAGAAATTAACATACATACTGGTTCAAATCTATTAGAAGAAAAATCTTACGAAGATTATGGCCAATAATGTGTAATTTACATAGTATATGGCGGTCAAAAGGTACGTTGGCGATAAGTTAGTAGGTCTGGATAGTGAGAAGGATTCAGTTCTTCACACTGTATCTGACGGTGCTAACTATTATTCTACTGATTCCCCTTATAATGTATACATAAAAGAGAACTCTGCTTGGCAGCAAATAAGTGCTGGAGGAGGTGGCGGGAGTGGTACTTCTGGTTCAAGTGGTGCTGACGGAACCGATGGTACATCAGGCTCTTCTGGTTCTTCTGGAGCTGACCATGGTACTTCAGGTTCTTCTGGTGCTGATGGCACTTCCGGTACTTCAGGGTCTAGTGGCGCTAATGGAAATGACGGAACCTCAGGCTCAAGTGGCGCTGATGGTTCTTCCGGTACTTCAGGATCTAGTGGTGCTAATGGAAACGACGGAACTTCAGGATCAAGTGGCGCTGATGGTTCTTCCGGTACTTCAGGATCTAGTGGTGCTGATGGAAACGATGGAACTTCAGGATCAAGTGGCGCTGATGGTTCTTCCGGTACTTCAGGATCTAGTGGTGCTGATGGAAACGATGGAACTTCAGGTTCAAGTGGTGATGATGGTTCTTCTGGTACTTCAGGATCTAGTGGTGCTAATGGAAACGACGGAACTTCAGGATCAAGTGGTGCTAATGGTGCCGATGGTTCCTCTGGTACTTCAGGTTCTTCAGGCGTAAATGGAAACGATGGGAATAACGGGAACAATGGAAACGACGGAACCTCAGGCTCAAGTGGCGCTAATGGTGCTGATGGTTCTTCCGGTACTTCAGGATCTAGTGGTGCTGATGGAAACGACGGAACCTCGGGTTCAAGTGGTGCTGACCACGGTACTTCAGGTTCTTCTGGTGCTGATGGTTCTTCTGGTACTTCAGGGTCTAGTGGCGCTAATGGAAATGACGGAACCTCAGGATCAAGTGGCGCTAATGGTGCCGATGGTTCCTCTGGCACTTCAGGTTCTTCCGGCGTAAATGGAAACGATGGAAACAACGGGAACAATGGAAACGACGGAACCTCAGGCTCAAGTGGTGCTAATGGTGCTGATGGTTCTTCCGGTACTTCAGGTTCTTCCGGCGTAAATGGAAACGATGGAAATGACGGGAACAATGGAAATAATGGAACTTCAGGGTCTAGTGGCGCTGATGGTTCTTCTGGTACTTCAGGTTCTTCTGGTGCTGATGGTGCTCAAGGCAATCAAGGTAATCAAGGAAACCAAGGTAACGCTGGTACTTCTGGCTCAAGTGGGGCTGATGGTTCTTCTGGTACTTCAGGCTCTTCCGGCGTAAATGGAAACGACGGAACCTCAGGCTCAAGTGGCGCTAAT